GTTACGGTTTATGTTGATTTTTGTAAACATCGCCGTTGATTTATAGCACCAATTATGCTTTGGCAGCCGTTTTAAGTGTAATTGTAGTTTTACAGTCAAAGTGGCGGACAATTACAGAAGATGGCGGTAGAGTTGGACACTTGGTGATGCGGGAAAAAGTCAAATCTGAAAAAAATTGGGAAATTCTTTAAAAAAATAAAAAAAATTTTTACTCGGGGATTATAAATTCTGTTCCTGATTGAGGTTTTGGCGGTTTCGGCGGCAATGGTGAAATCGCTGTCCATTTTCCAAGTTTGCAATATTCGCTTTCCACTAACACTTTAGCTTTGACCAGACACCAACATATTTTACAAAAACCTCCTTTGCTCTGTTCATCACACTCCTCGCATTTTTCCTGACGTTCAACTGCCCACGGCGCAGTAAAACCGCTGGTTAGTCGATACCAACCTAATGCGATGTTTCTTGCTTTTCCACAACAACCCATTTTATATTTTCCTTGTTCTGATGTCCTATTCTGGTGGTATTGTCAAAAGCCATTCAACTTTTCCTGTGCCGCCGTGAGCGCAGCCGGGTGCACAGGCTGGGTCAGGAAAACCACAATCACAGCCACCATTAGGAGGGGGAGTGCAATCCATACAATGGTCAATCACATTGCTTATGAGGCCGCCGCTGACTTGTGGTGTACACGATGCGGGGCCATCAGAACATTCTTCATAATTGTATGGCGTTTGGTGACTGAGAAAATAATTGCCCGGCAGACCATAAGAGTCGGTATATTCCGGGTTGTTGGGGTTTCTATCCATCACGTACAATTGCAAAACAGTTCTCAAGGGGGCTGCGGCAGTATGTGCACAATATTCCACAATCCACCTGTCACTGCCTATTATTTTGTCTGCTGCCCAGAAGCAACCATACGGGCTGCTTCTTACGTATTTGAGTTTGAATTTGTGGCCGTTAGGCGGCTCAGGAAAAGGGCAGTCATAACACGGTGCACCGCCACCAATGCTGCATTCATCATCACCAAATCTGATAAGATTGGCGAAGGTAACAAAAATATACAAGGGCGTTTTACAATGAGGCCAGTGTGCGTTTTCGTGTGAAACAATTTCTCCACATTGACCACCACCAGTCCAGCCCAGCTCACAGCCACAGCAAACGATTCTTTTAGACAGCAGTATTTTGCCCGAATCGGTAAGCAGGATTTTACCGGTTGAATCTTTCAAAATTGCTCCGCCGCAAGGTTCATTAGCCATAATAACTAACCTCAGAGGCAACCAACATTTGCATCGTTGATGCAGGAAGGCATAAAGTGGTCATTAAAATACCAGTGTCCTTGCTCACAAGAAACCAGATAAAAACCATCTACTTGAAGTATAGGTACAGCATCGTCCCAAGTAATGACACCCGGAACAGCACGACCGTAAATTTTCATTCCGTAACCCAATTCACCATCTACTGCCGCAGCACCACGTAACCAAGCATCACACGTTACCCTACCTGCAACTGAACCAATAATTTCAGTAGATGGAATTATTCTTGCTTTAACAATTCGCAAAGGGGGCGCAATAGGGATACCAACCCAGCGATTATTTCCTCCATCATCAACAATAAGCCAGGCCAATATTCTATCATATAAGCACAACGCAGGTATATAACCCGCAGCAGTGTAAGGGTCATTTTCGTCTAAATTCAAAATCTCAACAGAAACTTCCAGCCAGTAAATTGCATTCGGCGGCTCTTTGTTGGTGTTAGCTGCAATACTTTTATAAACTTTTCTTGTTGTCGCATTACCATTCCAGACATAATTTCCTACCTCATATTCAGTTTCGCTGTTCCACTCATCAAAACTACTCGATGCTGCAAATTTATCCGAACCATCCGTAGCATCCCAATTCGTAGCATCTACCTTGTACTCGTAACAGGTATAAACTGCCTGCCCCAGCGCAGATGATTGTACTTCGAAAATCTTAGGGATATTAGAGGTTGGAAAACGGACGGCTTTGGTTTTTTGCACCATCTGCGGCGATTGGAGCTTCTCGCGGATTGCGGCCTGGTCGGATCGAACAACCTTCCTGATAATATCCGATCGTAGCATTCTAAATCTCCTCCCACGTGGCCCGCAAACCGACAATCGCATCGGGACCAACCGAATCCGCCTCGGCCGCGACAAAATCGGTATTATTGGTCTCACCTCCGCCAGCTCGATAGCTGCGCACGCAAAAGCGATACAACTTACCATGCGTTAGCGCCTCCGATGTCCACTGAAACTCGCTCGCTCCGCCAATGCCGTATGGCACTGTGGCGGTCGGCGTGTCAAAATTGAAACCCGTGCCGGAATCCATATAAACCTTAAAGCCGGTCGGGGTAATTTCTTCCGCAAGTCGGGTATATCGCCACCGCAGCTTCAGCTTGGCTCCGCTTAACTGCTCAATTGTCAAATCGAGCGGCCGATTCGGCGTGGCTGGAACCATATCGCCGACCGAATCAATTATAACTTCGCAAACCGGCGAATCATCTGACCCCAGGCCGCAGCCGCTCACCTGTCGGCGGATATAATGCCATATCGTCTCAGTCGGCAAGGCCTGTTCGGGAATCAAAACCTGCGAATCAGAAGGATTCATAACGGCCACGATATTGTCATAATCGAGATTGCCATCCTGGCCGCGAAAAACACAATGGCACAGCCGGGGTGGCTGCCAAACGCCCATGCTGACATAAGGAGTCCATACGCCTATATTTGTATAACCAGGCATCATTTATGATTTTCCCAGCGTTTCCTTGCCGATATTCAAACAGGGTGAATCAACGTCATGACCCATCAACTTATTTTTTAATCGGAAATCGGCGTTGGCCGCATCTTTGAAAAGTGGGTCTTCTTCGGTGCAATTCTTTTCTGGTAACGCAGCAAACAAACTAAACTGCCCGCTACCATTTCCGTGAGCGCAACAATGAGTAACGTGCGGTGCCATTATGTCATTGACAGCCATGTCCGCATAAAATCCCCACTGTCCGTTGTCTTTGGCAATGCAATTGATGGCGATAGGATTGGCTCTTGCAAACTCAAAGCCGTGCTTGCCATTGTTATAGGCAACGCAGTTCATCTTCGCTCCGCAGCCGTAAGTGCTGCTCGTGGTAAACCCACTGTACTTTGTTCCGCCGTTACCGTTATCATAAGCAAGGCACCCAATAAGTTGACCACCACCAAGAGCACCCACACCTTTGAAACCCTCTCTCGTGTTGCCGTGAGCGATACACTTTATCAAAAGATGATTCGGAGCACCACTCGCATATCCCAACCAAAATCCGTACTGGCTGTTATCGTTGCCTCGGCAATCAATCAGCACAAATCCCCTACCATAATTTAACCACCAACCGATGGTTGCATCATTACCCTGACAATTTATAAATCGTATGCTATTGACACCAACATTGGATGTCTTCCAATTTACGTAGGCATTCTTAACAATGATGTTCTCAAAGATTTCATTTATATCGAGCGCACTGCTTAGATTTATTCCACCGTCAGGACTGAAAGCGGCATCACCCCCGCCATCAAAGGTGATTTGACCTCCATCCTCCGGCTGTGTCTCAAACCCGCAGAACCGCTTGAATGTCTCGTTAGTAAGAAAACCCCCACCACCTGGATGCCAGGTTGCCGTAAAATCACCGGCTCCAAATGACTGGTTCTTGTTACTATAAATGGTAGGATTTTTGTTGTCGCAACACGGTGTATTGGCCCAGGCCGTCTGAAACTTGGCAAAGGCACCACCTACCTTAACATCAGCAGAATCCGCTGAACCGGCATCAGGATAGTCAAGTGTTATCATATCATCAGTTCTTGCTTTGACCTTGTATCGTCCGTTTACCCAATCCACTGGGTTGAGAAACTCCACGTTAGCGATCAAACCTACCTTAACATTAACAAACGCTCCCTCTCTTGTCAGACGCACATCCCCCCCTCCACCTCCACCCCTAACGGTGCAGCCGGAGTGAGCACCGTTCCATGCACCATCATCAGACTTCGGTGTGCCATCATCTTCCATCACGTCTGAAAGCTGCTTGTTCAAGCTCCCAGCGTCATTCCAATCGGCAAGTGAGCAACCACCACCTGCGTTATCATCGCCTGTCTTGGTGGTTATGCCACCCACAAAATTAACGGTGTCTTCCTTCTCAAATATCGTCTGACCCATTCGGTTTTCCTTTTAACCAGATAGTTACGTATGGTTTATCACCTTCTCTGCCCCTCTCAGCCTGCCAATCAGGAAAGTTCGCATTAAGCCAGGTCATAGCTACCTGCCTCAGCTCGTGCGTGTCCCGCTCATCCTGCCTATCCTGTAATTCGGATATTAGCAGCCGCTTCATATTGTATAAAAACCCGCTGCTGAAATGAGAAGTTTCGAGCAGAGTAGTAACTTGACTGATGCTTGCGCTACGAACCTGCTCGATGGTATAATGACCGTCGAGAGCTATCTGTTTCAGCTTTTTATAAAGCGGATGATTTTTCACTATCCTTCCTCTGTCCAGGTTCCGTTCTTGGCAATAGTCGCCCAGTCGCCGTTCGAATCGGCAATGAGTGTCAAACATTCCCCGATAGCATCTGCCGACTTGTACTTGTCAGCCGTCTGGCCGCTGTCGTCCCTGATAGTTGCCGTACCCGGGTCCACACGCAGCTCCTGGGCCGCCTGGACCGCAAAGGTAAATACCGTCCCCTGCGGGGCCGATGCCGGCAGCGTAAGCGTAATAGCCCCACCGGCCCCTAAATTCGTATGCACCGAATCGGATTCGGCCGCCGTCAGCGTATCATTGGCGGTATGGGCCTCGATTGCCTTTTTGCTGTGATAATTAAGAAACGTCTGGCCCCGCAGATCGCGAACATCGGTAATCACTCCATCGGAATCGACGTCGATTTCGCCCAGCTTGATGTGCTCGGTCGACGGCCAGCCGGTGCCATCAATGGCGCTGCCTATCGAATTGTCGGGCTTGAGCCAGATATAGGTCGTATCGTTGTCGGTCGGGTCAACGGCAGAGCCGGGCGTATAGGTCTTGACTTCACCCTTGAATAAATATTTGCCGCCGCGAACGTTAAACGTGGTCGGTGATGGGCAGTAAACGCCCAGGACAGAGGCCCAATCGAGGGCGTTCAGAATGCCCCAGGCCTTCTGTTTGTCATCGAGGATAAAGTTCGCATTATTTTCCGGAATCAGCTCTAAACCCCTATCGCTCAGGTACTGGTCGATATCGACCTCAGCCGGATAACCGCCTGTCATAGTCATTTTTTAGGCTCCTTTCTTAACTCGATAATCTGCCCGCACAGCTCCATCCATTCGCCGAACAACTCGTCTTTGCAGGGCGATTTTTTTAGTGCTCTCATTTCCTTGCCTACCCGGTCCCGTTTTTCCTGAAGAGTCGCTATCTGCTCTTTTGCCGTTTTCGCGGGTCCATCAGCCGCCTCTGTAATCTTATTCTCCTTCGCCCCAGCAGCATCTCTTTTTCGCTTACGGATACCATCCTGTGCCTTCCTGGCATCGAGTTCCTGCCGGGCGAAGAAATTGGCGGTCCCTTCCGGCAAGTCGCCATCGTATTCTCGAATCGCCGCCCGCTCCTCGAACTCATAATCCTTCATTTGCTCCGCTGCCATATTCTGATTTTTCCGGTGGTTTCTGCACTTTCCTCGGCTCCAGCTCCAGGTGATGAATGATAATCTTCATCTCGAGTTTTCGGGCCACGATAATCAATTGTGCCAGCGTCGGCTGGGCATTCTCGGCGTGCGGCCAGTCGGCCGGCAGCTCAATACCCAGATTGAGCGAGCCATAATCGCACGGGTTATACCCGAGATGGTCCATCTGGCTTGTGATATGGCCGTAAAGCTTCCGCCGGTCATCCGGCCACATCTCAATCACAACCATTTCGTTTTCGTCAGCCATGATTTACCCCGCCTGTCGGCTTCTGATTTTCTCGAAACTACCGCCGCCGCATTTGACGCACTTCTCCAGTTTTTGTTCGTAATCGGCCCCGCAGCCGGCACATAAAAACCGCACCGGTCCAACATCTCCCTTCAGCTCTTTGATTGCGATATCGGTTTTTTGTTCTGCGATTTTTCTCAGCCGTTCGGCCTCTGTGTGATTACCGAGATGCTCCTGCACGGCCGCCGCCGCCAGCTCCTCTACCTTATGGATTCCGAGACCCTTGAATTTGCCGCCGCGATGGCATTGCGCGTAATATCTCGGCCCGCTCTTTTCCTGCTTGACGGTAACGCCGAAGTACTGAGATGATGGTGGTTTGCCTTTCCTACAACCACGTTTATCTCCTTCGCGGCGAATCGCCGGGCTCTGTCCTGCCAACTTGATTTTGCGTTTTTTTGGCGGCCTACCTCGTTGTTTACTTTTCGTCCCTCGTCCCTCGTCGCCTGCCTTCTGGAGCGAGGTTTTTGGCGGCCTGCCTCGTCGCTTACCTTTCGTCCCTCGTCCCTCATCCCTCGTCTCTCGTTTCACGGTGGGTATGACAATAGCGATGAACCGTTCCGCCGACTTTTCACCTACCCTGCATGTCTCCATCCGGCCGGTTTCGCAGTTGTGAAGCTCGACTTCTGTAATCAGCCGGACCTTTTTTACTCTCCAGATGTCGCCGCCGGTGACCGTAAAGAACCTGCCTTTTTCAATGTCTTCCTGCCTTATCATTTTCGGACTCCTTTCCGGCCTCTCTGATATCTCCTGCCTTTACCCTGCTCCCATCGTTGCCACTCCGCAGCATATCCGCTGCCCGAACAATACGCCCTGGCCCTGGCTGTCGGTCAGCATCCGCTTGCGTTTGTGGGTAACACCAAAGACCCGCTTGGCCTCAATTTGCCGATGCTCCTGGTATTCTCGCCACACCTTTGCGTCAGTAGTCAAAAAATACCCAACTCGATTATCACCAACTACCCATGAACCACTATTTCTTATATGCTCAATTATCGCCCGCACGTGCCTTCGCTGTGTCTCGCGGCTGCCGGCCAGCCGCAATTTCTTTGCCAGCTCAGCCGCCACTATCGGCTCGGTTATCGATTTGAGAAACGATAAACACTCGGCCGCCTCAAGAGTTGTTATATTTGGTTTGTTCATTACAAGTTCACGTTCCCTGCCATTGTGCAGGCTGCAGAAATAACAGCTTCCACCGCCAAATCGAATAATTCGTCCTCAACGTCGGTCAATGATTTTAAGGTTACGGCCTCAATCAGCTTGTGATATTCCTCAGTGATGGCTCCGAGTATCTCATGTCGTAATACAAAGCTGCCCTTGCCCTTTTCGTTCAGCCTGCGTGCAACTTCTTTTTGTAATTTACGGATAGCAATGTTAATGTCATCCGCCGTCAGCTCTGGTCTGTGCATTTAAGTAACTCCTTTTTGGGCCGCTCATCCTTCAGGGCCTTTTCCCAATGCTTAACAGATTCCATTTGTTTACCGTTTGCATATTTTTACCGCATTTGTAAGGCCGATTTTATCTAACCACTTGTGAAATATTGAGCGTTTCCATTCTCGTGGATAGTCTGTTCTGTATACCCGACAACCTTTATACTCACAAATCCATACATCAAATAAAATAGCGTGCCTCAAACAGAGTCCCTCAGATGGTATATATTCACCACAACAAGATACTGTTGGATTAAATCTCGCAGCACATCTTTCACTCACAATAATCGACCGCTTCCTGCTTTGCGTATTTAAGTAACTCCTTTTTGGGCTGCTCATCCTTCAGGGCCTTTTCCCAATGCTTAACAGATTCCTCAAACGATGCGATCGGCTTGCCGCAACCGACACAGGCCTTGTGCCTCAATGACCTCAAAACAACAACGATAAAGCTCGATTTTCGCTTCAAATAATGAGCCGTTTTTTCACTCATAATAATCGACCGCTTCCTGCGAGGATGGCTCGACGAAAAAGACGTCCTTTTCCTTCCGCCGAGCCCCGATACTGGCTAATTGCTCATCCGTGAGCTTGGCCAGGGCCTCTTTATCCACCGACTCTTTGACCCTGATGCACATCTTCTGAGTGGCCTTCACAAACATCTGCTTTATCCGCTCGAGGGTATTCTTCTTAATGGGTATAGAGGTGCTCTTTCGCCAGCCCAGAATGCCGAAGCTGAGTTTTCTGCTGCGTTGCTTGCCGAAGTCGTTTTTATGCGTCGCCGCAAACGCCTCCAGGCTTTGAACGTATAGCTTGATTTTCTCCTGCAGAGGTTTTGTTTTTTTAGCCAATTTGGCCTTGATTTTGTTAATGTCGTCTTTTGCAGTCTCCTCTGCTTCGCGGATCTGTGTTTGTAAATCACCGGTTCTCCAGATACAATTGTCGGCATGGACCCAATCGGGAACCGGTATAAGAACCGGCCTATCAGACTTGATTCGCTTCGCCATCCCTGGCCACCTCCATATCCTTTTGTATTTCCCTGAGGTTCGAATAATGCTTGCCTTTTTCCCTGCTAAGAATTGCCCTTAACGACTCGATGACGTTATAGGCCTGGCCGGGTCTCAGGGTTGCTGTGTTTGTTACAAAGCCGCCGGTCATTCTCTTTAGCATCCCGCCCAGCTGCTCATTGTTCCAGCCGAGATCGCCCGCCAGATGTTTAATTGCCGACTGCTGGGCGAAGCTGGCAATATGGCTCTCTGTGGCAACTTTGAATCGAAAGTGGTTTTCCGGCTTGCCCGGCATCCGGAACCCGTGGGCCTCGCAAATAGCTAACAGGTCCTCGAGCTGCGAATTATTGAGCTGCTTGCAGCTCGTCACGGCCTTGCCGCTGGGCTGCTTGTACTGGCCGAGCAGCATCCGGTACCGGCCTTCGAATTGTCTGGTCCGCAGCCCGGCCGCCCTGACGGCCGTTTGAAGGAGCTTGATTTGCGATGTGTTTAGCATTTTAAACTCGTATTTTTACCTGCCTTAAAGGCCGTTTATCTGCCGGTTATTGAGCATTTAAATCCTCTGTGCAGTCCCCAGGAGCCCACCGCCGCTGCTTCGAAAAGCTATTGCTATATATTGACAATCGGATTCGCCAAACAAAGATGAAGGATTCTTTATTTGCTTAAGGACTTTTAGGGCTTTCGATTTTGCTATCGATGCAACTTTGGCTTCTATATCAACTTCCATCTTGCCAGCGACTTTATAAATGTGTACGTGATATTTCATCGTCCTGCCTTTGCCACTCGCTTCCCGTCCCTTATCCTTGTCCACATCTGCTTTGCCAGGGCCTCGATTGTCTCGACACCGAAGTACCAGCATAGCTGCCATTTTTCGCCCAGGCTGACAAAGCTCAAGTGGGTTTTAAGCCCTCGCAATATCCTGCAGACAGGAACATCCAGGTGCCACTGAACTCTTTCTTCGCTAATCTGCATTTTCCTATCCCGCCTTCGTTACCTGTTTTTCTTTTTGCTCTTCGTCTGTTTCTTTAACAGCCACCGGCAGATACACCTTGACCGGCAGGCCCAGCTCCTCAATCACCTCGAGGATAAGGGCCGCTTCTATGAGCTTGCCGATTTTCCCAGCCATGTGGGCGACATGCAAGGCCGTGATAATCCGGTTGCACGTCCGTAATCTGCCGGACTGAGGCGTCCTGCCGATATTGCGAAGCACGCCGACCGCATCGGAAGCCAATCGCAGCCCTCCGTATTCGTAGAGCTTGCGAATGTCCTCTGCCGTATAAAGTCCGCTGTCTTTGCGAGCTGCAAGCTCGTCGAGATTCAGTATATAGGTCAGCCGCGATCTGAACTGGTCCAGCGACTCGAAGCCCCGCCTTGTCTTGGGCTGCATAATCGTCTTGAGTAGATCTAAATTTCCGGCTAATATAATGGGGCATCTGCACTGATCAACCAGGACCGTTCGCAGCTGACTCAATTGCTTTACTTTAAGCCCCGATGCCTCGTCTATCATTATGACGATTTCCCTGTTCTGCAGCGCCCCGATTATCCGCCTCGTTATATTGTCCATCGAGCCTGATGCGTCTATGCCCAGCTTCCGGGCAATCTCCGAGAAAACCCTGGTCGAGTTCATCGCGTCATCGAGCAAAACATACATCGTGTTCTTGTTCGCCTCGGCATATTGGCGCAGGCAAATACTTTTACCATGGCCGCTGTCACCGATGATGATCGCAATCGCACCTTCTTCTTCGGTAGTAAACGCCCTGGTCTGTTTTATGAGCGTTCCTATCTTTTTCGCAATTCTGGTCTCGATAAACGGCTTATGCCGCAGCCGCCTCTGTCGCCGGTCCACAGTATTGATCAGGTCGACTATTTTGTTCACCAGCGTCTCGACGTCGCCCGGATATTTGTTATTAAGAAATTGATTTATAACCGTTGTGCTTACGCCAATCATCTTGGCGATATTGCCCTGACTATAGCCGCGCTTCTCCATGAATCGCCGAAGTGACTCGGCCTTTTGCCTTGCATTGATTTTACTCATCTTTTCCGGCATCCTTTCCTTAAGAAACTCAGCATCCTGCTCAAGGCCTTTCTGGACACTTTTTTCATTCATCATCGAGCAACCTCACTCCCTCATATTTGTTGTCTGGCTTGAACAATGAAAAATCAAAGTCCAGCACCTTCTTTACCGACTCGGCCCCGGCGGCCTTTTTGACCGCCTTGAGAATCTCCTGCCGTTCATGCTCGCGGACCTGACCGTCCAGCGGCGTCCGCACCGGCCGCAGCGTCTTTGTCTTTTGTGGTTTTTCAACCGGCTTTTTCCGCCCTTCCTGCATTGCCTTTATCGTAAGGTCGGTTAAGTCCATATTGGCCGTAAGCTGTGAATCACGAGAGTCTTTGATATTTCTAAGTGCTCGGGATTTCTGGTGCATCGCCTCTCGTAGATTATCCTCGCCGACCTGCGAGCCATACCGGATAAGCTCATTTTGTTCGGCAATCGTAATGAGCTTAAAGGTCACCGCATCATAGACATAAACCCTCCTCAAGTCGTCCGGGTCGTAGCTGAGCCGGACCTTTTTGCCCTGGTGGACGGCGAGGTCCATATCGTATTGGCCGTACCACATTTTCTTGAATCGCACACCGTTTTTGCCGACCGTCAATTCGCCGCTCCATGCCCGCAGCACCAGCTCTGATACCCCCTCGGTCATCACCCGCCTTGACGAGCGAGTTGCGAAAACCTCTGCAGGCGTTCTGCCTTCCATCCCCTTACCGGTATGGGCCGAATCGTTATAGACCTCTGCGTATTGCCCGAACAGCTCGGCGAACCGCTCAAGGTCTAACGCCCCTTCAATGACCTTCGTATCGTTAAGTTTTTTATTGAGGTCCTCCGGTTTTCGCAAGGTGTCCTTGCCGCAATAGGTCGGCATCGTTGCTATAAGCTGCGAATCTATCGTTGCGAACAATCTTTCGACCCGCTTCGCCTTGGCGTTGTATGGTATTGCAAAAGACACCCCCACTTCCATCATCGCATATATCCCCGCCACCAGTGGCTTATCTATATAGCCCTTTCGAAGGGCTTTTCTTACGGCTTTTGTCTTCCCCGTCCAGCATTCCGAATCGTAGTCCCTGCCGTTATCGATTTTGACCGAATCCGGCGGGCCGTATTTCTCGACAGCCCGTTTCATTGCCAGCAGGATTGTCGTCTGGTTCGGCGATGCCGATATCCAGTAACCGACAATGAGCCGGCTTCGCATATCTTCCCAGCAGGTAATCCAGGGCCGAATCCACCTGCCTCGATGCCGAATCCAGCAGTTAAATTGCGAATGGTCCCCTACCCATACCTCACCTGGCTCGACACTGTCGGGGTCTATTTCGATATGCGGTGCACACTTTTCTTCGTAAGTCTTTATTCCTTCGCGATGTAAAATCTGTACCGGCAGCGGAATCTGGCTCTTTACGTAGCGGTACATAAACGGCAGGTTCGGGACCTTCCAGCCCCTGCCTTCATTTTTATTAACGAAGTTTATGTTCTGCCAGCATAGCTTAACACTCAGCCGCTGCCGGGTAAGGTACATCGATTTGAACAGCTCGAACGCATCCGGGTTTATCAGCTCGCTGAAGAACTTGCCCCCACCCCTCGCATCCACCAGGCCGAGCAGTCCCTGATGGCGAAAGCGAACTATCCATCGCTGTAAAGACCGCTTTGTAAGTCCTTCATGCAGAGCCACATAAACATCAAAAGCATCTTCGCTATCATCATCACGATAGGGCTTGCAGCGAAGGCCCCCTGCCCGAACGAAGTCTGCTGCAAATCGCTCGAAATCCTGGATGGTCCCCAGCCGCCTGATGGCCTCATCTCTTTTGTTTGCCGGCACGCCGGACAGTTCGTCAGAGTTTAGCAGGTTTTGAGGCCCTTCGGCCTCGGCCAGTTTCGGATGTGCAGCGGTCGGTATCTTCCACCGGCTGCCGTTCTTGACGGCGCCGGGTAATTGCCCATCTCTGCACATCGAGCAGACGTGTTGCTCGCCACAGTCGAGCCGTTGTGCCGCAACTTTGCTATCTACGTATTTAGCCATCTTTCCTGTACTGGGCCTGTTGCTTAGTTTACAAAATTGTCTCTTCTTTTTGGTAAGGCCGCCGCGAAATTTCGTGCATCACAAGCCCATAATGTGATAAATCACTTCTGACTTTTTCAAAGTGCTCTTTCGTCCAATCAAATTCAATCCGACCTTTCAGACACTCAAAAACCTCAAACATACTATGAGGAAAATCCCACTTTTCATGCGGCCAAAGAGAGAAAGAATAGCTATACACTCTTTCCAAACATTTTCCTGTCGTTTCAGCCATCAGCCTTGTCTTTTGTAATATGTAAATCGAGCAGCTGCTTTAACAATTCGCCGGTTTTTGCGAGGGTCTTTTGCAGCAACTTTAATACCCCGACGTGGTCGAGCTCGATTTGCTTATCGTATTCCCCGCCCGGCCCGACCACTATCGGCGGCGCTTCCGGTAAATCGTTTAAAATAATCCAATCCCCGGGTGGTTTTTTTGTTGCCGGTACTTCATAGTATCGATACTTGTGGATAAGCCATTTACCATCCTGCAAAAATTCAACTACCACGTACCTCCTCAGGCAATCAAGGCATCCGCCTAACCAGGACCTCGTTGTCCTGTTATAACGGTCTGTGCCATTCCACATGATTGTTGAAAGCGGTATTGGCCTCCCGCACTCCGGACAGGCCACGTCCGTCCCTTTACCGGTCTCTTGCTCTTTGTTTATCGCTACCATAATTCGCCAGTTACCAATTACCAATCACTACTTAAATAGCGAGGGCAGGATTCGAACCTGCAACCTTCGTTGAGTTTCAAGCGTTATCGCAACGTACTCTATCCAATTGAGCTACCTCGCAATATTAACTTTTCAATTCTACACGGGGTGAGGCGACGCAAATCTGGCGGCAAAATCCGCCTCTGATTCTTCTTTATGTATAATCACGGTCCTCGAATGCAGCGGGCAGTCTGCTGGAAAATTCATTGCATCGTTGCAGGTATCCTGCGCGTTGTTCTTTGCAAAGCACACAAACTTACCGCCCACAAAAATCCGCAGCGGGCATTCGGCCGGACACTTGACCTTGATTATCATTTCAACTCCTCTGTGTTCTCTATGTTCTCTGTGGCTATATTTTTGATTCGTTTCCAGTACGCATCAGTTGAAGTCTTTTGCCAGCCGCGAGGCCCGCCGTTGAAAATCCGGCAAGCGATTTCCTCTTTGTGAGCATCGAGCCACATCCGGATATAGAGCCGTGCTATCAATCTGGCCTTTGGAAAATCGCGTCTGTCGGCGTAGCTGAAATTCGTTTGATAATGACGATTCACATCGTCCACTACGCACTTATGCAGCTGCAGGGCGCCGACCGCACGGCCCCCGTCTCCGTCCGGCGGCTCGAGCTGTCCGCCCGATTCGACAACGTGGATTTTTGTGAGCAGCTTATCCAACCAATCCTCTGCGTAATCTGCGAAATCTGCGTCCAATTTTTGACCATCCTCTGTGGCTAATTTCTGATCGTAAATATCCGGCGGGCGGTTCCTGATGCAGTGCTCCACCGTACCGCCCGCCTTAGCAGAAGAAGTTTTCGTATTATCATCAGCCGTTATCAGCTGCTCGTTTTCTGCCGGCCGATGACTGGCTCCGGACCACCGGCCGGCTTTATCAGGAGATTGGAGAAGAACATTATGTGTATCGTCGGCAGCCCTTGCAGGCTGTTCGTTTTCGGCCGGCCAAGCAGCAGCTCGCCATAATTGGCCGGCCCTGGAACAATGAGGGAGAAAACAATGGCTCCCGCACCCATCGAGGTTGTGTTCGGACCTGACAGATGCGGGTCGAAGGAGGGTGATGAAAAGCAAAACTATTAGCGTAGTAAGGCAGGCATCGAATATATTGAATCTCGAATATCGAAGCTTGTAAAATCGAGCAAAATTTTTCTTGACTTTTTCGCTCATTGCTGTATAGTGTTTTAACCTTCGCTATATCATTTCGGACACGGATGCCCGTTAATTTTCAGCCCCGGCGGGTTTCCTGCCCCACCGGGACAATAATAAAATACTCAGCCGACAGTCGGCTGAGTTGTAGCCTCGTAAATATCGATGCTGAGCTCCTCGATCCGTTCGTCGAGATATTTAAGCAATATGAGCCGGGCAAGTGTATGGACCTTGCGGCGCTCGTATGGAGCAACGGCATTGAGCTTGGCGATTAGTTCAGGGTCGCGTTTGGCGTTAAAGTTGAGTGATTCGACTTTGTTGGTTATAGCCATAATTTTACCCTTCACTTGTATTGCAAAACTATACAGTGTGTCGGCAGAAGTCAAGACAAAAATGTACAAAAAATACAGAAAATACATAACTGTATTTATAATAAAGACTTGCAGGACAAAAAAATTTCCCTATATTCATAAATGTTATGGGAACACGAATTGACGATTTAACAGATGCTGCCAAACCGGTCGCAAAACGCTTGAAGGAAATCACTGCGCATTCGGTCAAGAAAATTCTTTCAGCAGGCGTGATCGTTCTGGACAAATTGCCACCGGAGGAGATACAAAAAGCTATTGCTGAAGCTAATGGCTTACCCTCTGATGAAGCGGAACTTTATGGTCCCGGTGAGACCTATTTGTCCCCCGAGAAGAAGGAGTTTCGGCGTGCGGTCCTTCAGATTCTGAGAGATTCTGGATTGATTGGTAAAGCCAAGAAACCTCCGAAGCAGGCCAAATCCTCAAAATCTGCGTGATTTCCTGGATTCTGCGTTCTTTTTCAAAATCAACTGTTCTGAGTGTGCCACGGCTTTCCATCGTAACGTCCTTGCTACGAGGGAGTTATCATTGGGCATTGTCGTAGTCTAATATCTGTCGTTTTCAAAGTCAAGAAAAAAATAAAATCCCTCTTGAAAATTCACACATTTTTGTTATATTGCGGATATGAAAGTCCAGTGCCCATCCTGTAAAACCAAATATGAAGTTCCTGAAGTCTATACTAATAAACAACTTAACTGAAAGGATAATTGAAATGAAAGGTAAACTTACGATTGTGTTAATATTGTTAATGCTGGGAGGATTAGTAATGGCCAGCAGAGGAATAAATATATCCCGACCTATCCAATCTTCTGCTTCCGTCAAATTGTACCGCCATCAAAATGAGATATGGGCATTGCGGAGATTGTGCGGCCAATTGGTTATACAAGTAAATTTATCACAAGATCGCATTGTTCAAATAGAAACGATTCTTCGCTCTAAAAGCATTAAGATACCCGATTCCAATACACAATTCGTAAAAATTTCCCGTAGGTGGTCAAATAACCGCCACGAAACAATTGAGATGCATAGGATAACCAAGGATCGAGAAATTATAGTCAAACCATCCGGAGAAACTATAACCAAACCATTTGAGGAAAAATAAATTTTAGCCCTTGACACGGCTTCGCCGATACGTATAATCAGCGGATAGTAAATACGCTGCACGCTATACGCTGCACGCTATACGCTAATAAATAGGCGGATGTTCCTGCATTTCGCCGAACGGCCTGTAATCAATCAGCCCGTCGACTGAGTTGTAGCAAACTTTGTTGCGGGCTTTTTTTGCGCCCCTCAAAAAATCTGTGAAATCTGTGGCGGAAAGGAATTGACGGAATGAAAAAGACTTTACTCAAAATCCTGTGCAGAAGCCGTATCGTAACGCCTACCATCGCTTTGCTGCAAACAAAAAGGTTTTTCAGCTCCGCTCGTCAATCTGCCTGGCAAGTTCCAAAAGGGCAAAACGTACCGCCTCCACGCAGCCGTCCGGGTGTCCTGGCAATTGACGCGGTTTTCGCTCAGCCCCTTCGATTCGCATTTGAATGGCATCCATTATGCCTACTGCGTCTGCTATGGGCTGGCGCTGGAGCCATTCGACCAGCTTCTCGATATCGTTATCTTTTCGCAAGGGCTCCAGAGAATCCGCCATCTCTTTTAAGTCTGATGAAGAATATAACTCGACGTCAGACTCGTAAGTGGCGTAATACCACTTGTAAAACTCGACACCCTTCTTCGTCAACAGCGGGAATATCCAGTTGAATACTTGTAAAAGGAAATGAGCGTAGTATAGGAAATTGTCAAATTCGTTAGCCATAAACGTATTTTAACAGGAAGTTAAAATCAGTCAAGGAAAGGATGCCAAAATGAAAAAACACAGATTGCTCATTCGGCTACGTAAAGGTAAAAAAATTTCAATAGGAATACAAGGATATCCGGGAGCAATCGGAGAAATAAAGTTAGATGATTCATGCTTCTTAGAAAGTGTTAGGCTCATATTTGAGTGTCCCCTTGCGATCAGAATTTTAAGAAGCGACGCCAAGGCAAAAAAGTATTCGGGTATGGATGTCTGATAATAATATCACTTTCATTTTTGAAAGGAGTCCAAAATGAAAAACTGGAAAACAATTCTGCTGCTTTTTGTCGGCTTGACCTGCCTAATAATCACGAGCTGCAATAGTTATCTGGATAGATTCACACCGTCGAAGCTCCCTGAGAAATCCCTGGATTACATCAACAAGGACCCCAACGATTACGGCTGGTTCCATTCTCTGTACGATGCCGAAAACTTAATGCAGGGGATACTTTCTACCCGCCGCGACCGACTGATTGACTGGGAATACTGGCTCAGAAAAGACGAGGCTGCGTATCAGGATGCCAAGGGCTATCTCGAGCCCGCCATTGCCGAATCCCGGCGGGCACAGGAAATCGTTATCGGCAGTGAAGACCAGCCATACAGCGTCCTCGGCATCTTGTCGTATTTGGGTATAGGCGGCGGGGCGCTGCTGCTCGGTAAGGAAAAGCTCGTAGGCCGTAATCAATTGACCAAAGAGCAGCACGATGTCGATGTCGCAAAGGCCAGGGAAGAAACCCGGGCAGAGCTCAAAACATAATTCATAATCCGAGGCAAAAAATGAACGTACTTTTGACCCTGGCAGCCGTTCTGGTAAGCGGCTGCCTGGCGATTGTCGGCAGTCTGATAGCTCTATACCTCCGCTCCATTAAGCACTGTCAGGACAAACAGGCTGAGAGTGCCCAGGGGCTGCAGACCAAGTTTGCAAATTGCAAAATCGACTGCGATAGGACCTTCGTTAAGGCGGAGGTATTTCTTCGCGAGACCGGCTTTACGAGACGGGCCCTCGAAGGGCTTATCGCATCGGTAAACCGTCTCGAAGGCAAGCTGACTATCGTCGACCAGCTTCCGAATATTTGCGGTGATATATCGAGGGAAATCGTCAAGGAAATGAAGAACGGAGACTAATAATGGCTAAAGACCCCGAGACCGTCAAGATGATGCAGATGCGTCTGTTGATATTGAATAATCTCAACCGGCTCTATCCGACACCGCTGCAGGTCCGCACGCTATACCGTGTCCTCTGCGGCTTTGACGAGAACTACAGCATCTCGCTCATACAAAAGGACATCACCTATTTAAAGCAGAAGGGCTACCTCGAGTATATCGACGAGAGAATCGGCGGCGCCACCGGCTTCGGAGAAAAGTGTATCGGCCTGACGGCGGAAGGGAAAGAGATAGCGGACCGTACGCAAATTAACGGCGCCCTGGAGATATAAATGACAAGAAGGATCCACAGCTCGATAGATAAGCTGCCCGCCGGAATCCGCGAGGCAATCACGGTAATGATAGTGGACGGCGCCTGGCCCGAAGATTATCCGCCGCCGCCGGATTACTCGGGCAAGCCGCGATACGAAGATATCGTAACGTACTGTCAGCTGCACGGTGAGGCCGTCAGCCGCTCTGCCGTCGGACGATGGGCAAAGCAGCTATTGAGTTTTGAGCTATTGCGTACCCGGGCCGAATTGGTGCGGGGTGTTATGGCCGACCTGTCAGCGGAAAAAGCTACAGAAACCCAGAAGGCGGCCGCAGAGATGATCACTGCACGGGTACTCGAGCTCGTATGCACGGACGAATTGAGCAGCCGCCAGGCGAAGGAAGTCGCCGCCGCCGTTCGTGACTGCACTGCTGTATCTATTAAGGCTGATACGTACATCCGCGAGCAGCTCGGCAAAAAAGTAAAGGCCGCTGCCGAATCGACGAAAAAGAAACTTACCAAGGCCGGCGTCAACAGAAAACTCATTCAGGAAATCATAGATGAACATTTAGGAGTAGTAAAATCGTAGCTCGAGATGACAAAATTCTGGAAGGTTATTTTTTGTTCTATCAGGTCGCCTGGATTCTGGACCAGAGCAACGCAATGCTCGATGAAAAAAGCCGACGTGTCGGTGCGACTTACGCCGATAGTTATAAGTCCTGCAGGGAAAGAAACTCCATCGACTACAGGCGGGATTTGTGGTTCTCGAGCGCCGATGAATCGGCTGCCTTTGAATATGCTCTGTACTGCCGTCAATGGTGTGAAATCCTGGAAGCCGCAGTCAAGGAAATTACCGAGGAGCTCGAGGATGATAGAGGGTTTAAGTTTAATAATTACGTTGTCGAATTTCCTAACAGCTCTCGTATCAATTGCATGACCAGCAATCCCCGCCGGTTCCGTTCCAAGGGCGGTGATGTCGTCCTCGATGAATTCGCCTGGCACGATAATGCCCGTGCAATGCTCGATGCAGCAATGCCGGTCACCACGTGGGGTTACAATATACGCATACTTTCCACTCACAACGGTGAGGAATCTGAATTTAACAGGATTGTTCAATTGATAAAGAGGGTATTGTCGGGCGAATTGAGTTTCGAGCAGGCCAAAACCCTCAATTGGAGTCATCATCATATACCTATAACCGTTGCAGTTGACCAGGGCCTTGCCGAAAAGGTTTACAAATTAGACCATATCGACCGGCAAATACGCAAGCGGTTCCTGGCCGAATGCCGCGCACGTTGTCGCAATGAGGACGCCTGGAACCAGGAATATATGTGCATACCTTCAACTGCGCTTACCGCCCTAATCCCTTACGATTTATATCAAAGCTGCGAGGACCCGAGCTGTCTCCAGCCGCTGGTCCCCCATACCAAAGAGCGAAAGCATTACTATCTCGGCGGTGACATCGGCAGGGAAAAGCATTTGACCGTATTCTGGATATCCGAACTTGTAGGCGATGTGCTTGTCGCCCGCAAAGTCATCAGATTGTCCAAGACCCCATATCACGTCCAGGAGCAAGTCGTTACTGACTTATTGGCTAATCAGAATATCGAGCGTGCCTGTATCGATGCCACCGGTATCGGAGATATGCTGGTCGAAGCTCTTCAAGACAGGTTCGGTATTTATCGCGTGGAGAAGGTCAAGTTTACCGGTCCGGTCAAGGAGCATCTTGCCAGCCTGGCCCTTGGCCGATTTGAAGACAAAAGGTGCAGGGTCCCTGAAGACCGCCAGACCCGCGAAAGCTTTCACTCCGTCCGTAAGACAGTAACCGCCGCCGGTAATGTCCGCTACGATGCGGCCAGTACCGAGGCAGGTCATGCTGATGATTTCTGGGCCTTTTCTTTATCAGGTGAAGCCGCCACTACCGTTTTAATTCCGGAGTGTATTTTGCTGTGACCGAGCAGGTAATAGCTACAAGGCGTTTAAGTCCCGAAGCCGCTGAGATGCTAAGGTTTGGCATCGACCGGCAAATTGAATCGGCAACCAAATCGTTCGGTACAGGCCAGCTTGCCCAGATGTGGCTGGCCGGTATGGACATGCCGGACAGTACGGAAAGTAAGCCGCGCAAACCTTACGGCCAGGTAGCCCTGGTCTTTACCTGTGTCAATAAGTTAATCAATAGCATATCCGGCTTATCGCTGGTCCTTTCGACCGTTGATGAGAAAATCATCGAGTCCGGCCCCGTTTATGATGTGCTCTTTAATAACCCGTTAATGAGCTTTCAAAAGTTCGTTACCGACACCGTCGGCCATTACACCTTGAGCCGGGATGTCTTCTGGGTCTTCACCGATATGCAGGGCCGCCGGCCCAAAGAAATAGCTGTCATAAGCGGCTCGCAGATGCACCCGATAACCCACGACCGCACCGCCGGCGGTGTATTGCTCGGCTGGGAATTCAGGGGCATCGGCGGTCAGCGGGCCAAGTTTACCCTGGACGAAATCTATCAATGGAAGAACTTCAATCCTTACGATAAGTTTCACGGCCTCGGGCCGGCCAAGGCAAGTGAGCTTAACATCAATTACAGCTACGCAGCCGACCTCTATAACGCAATGACATTGGCCAATGCCGCCGAGCCCGGTGCGATTCTAACCTCACAGGGCAAGCTCGACCGGGAACAAATAGAGCTGCTGCGAAATCAATTCGAAGCACGCCACAGAGGGGCTGGTAAAGCCAAGCGGACCGCTATTCTTACGGGCGGCATGGACATTACGACCATCGCTATGAAGATGGCTGATATGGAGGTTGCAAAGATTACTGAGATGAGCGATAAAAAGATTTGCTCCACCTTCGGCGTCCCTCCCGGTATCGCCGGCCTTATCACCGAGGCCCAGTATTCGCACGGCCCGGCAATGCAGGATTTTATCTTCAATACCATAATTCCATTAGCAAAGCTTTTCGCCGGCGAATTGACATACGGCATTATTTCTAAATTCTATTCCACTGAGCCTCGCTCCCTCGCCGTCGAGCCGGCCGATTCGAGAAGCTATAAGGGACGCCGGCTTACGCTGCGGAAGAAGGCTTCTTTCAATGATGCGATCAATAAGGCCGTCGCCACGAAAAACAAACTCTTCGCCTGGTTCGATTACGACCAGCATCCGGTAGTCCAGGAAGTCAATCGTGATGTAGCAGCCAAGGTCCTTGGCTATACCAAGGCCGGTATCCCCCTCAACGACATAATCGAGACCCACGATTTGCCTTACGAGCAGGTTGACTGGGGCAATGACTGGTGGATTGGTATGGGCCAGGTCCCGGCCAGGTTCGCCCTCGAAGCAGGTATTGAGGGAATCACCGGACCATCACTGCCGGAAGGTCAGCCCCAGGGCGAAGAGCAAATCGCTCCGGCCATCCAGAAGTTTGCAACGGATATAGCTGAGCTTATC